GGCAGGCGGAAACAACGCTACACTGGCAGGCGGAGAACATTCTATCATGGTTTCTGAAAACGGCGGCAAAGCTAAAGGCGGTATCGGCAGTTTAATTGTTATGGTCGAACGAAACGGCAAAGGAGAAATCGTCAATTACAAAGCAATCCAGATTGATGGGGATACATATAAAGAGGACACATGGTATCAGTTGGAAGATGGAGAAATTAAGGAAGCGGAGGAATGAGCATGAAATACAGAAAGAAACCCGTGGTAATTGAAGCGTTTAAATATGATGGAGATTTAAAAGGAGCAGATGGTAAATATTATGTCCCCGATTGGGCGATAATCGCCTTTGAGAATGGCATCATGCACTATGTCAGTGATGACGGAGAAAAACCACCTATCGAACTATATATTGATACATTAGAGGGAACGCATCATGTGAGTGTTGGGGACTATGTGATTCGCGGCGTGAAGGGAGAACTTTATCCCTGTAAACCAGACATTTTCGAGCAGACATATGAAGCATGTGAGGAGTGATGCAGCATGGCTGAAATGACAGCGTTGGAGTTTTTGAGAGAATGGCATAGAATGTGTCAAAAGTATCCGTTTTGTAGTGATTGCCCAATGGAAGATTCTTCATCTCGCAGTTGTATGCCTTGTAAGTGGGTTTTTAATGATATAGAAAAAGTAATCGCTACCGTGAAAAAATGGTCTAAAGAACATCCGAGAAAAACGATTTTACAGGATTTCTTGGAGAAGTATCCGAAAGCCGAACTGATACATAACAAATTTCCAGAAATTTGCCCTCATTCGTTGGGATATGCGACAAATAAAGAGTGCTTTTTAGATACGGACGAACAATTTGTTTCAGAAGAATGCGAAGAATGTTGGAACAGACCGTTGGAGGAGGAATGAAATAATGGCTGAAAATACACAGGTGGCAGAAAAGAAGGAATTTACAACGGCATTAAGCCAGTGGTCGAACGAAATTGTAAAGCTGATTGAAAATGACTATTCGTCCTGCGGCGTGATTTTTGATGAATATTCCAGAAAATGCGCTATGGAGGCGGTCGGCAGTATTTACAACCTTGTCAAGAATGACGGCAAGGCAAACATGAATTCACTCGATACAAGCAACTTGAGGGGTATCGTTGAAAACTGCGCAGGTCTGAAATTGAACCCTTCGGCATATCCGAGAGAATGTTATTTCCAGCTTAGAAATGTAAAGCGTGGGAACGAGTGGGTAAAGGTTGTTGAAATGGGTATTGAGGGTGCAGGATATGATTCCCTTCTTTCTCATTACGGCAAGGATGTTGCACAGGTTTATCCGTACTGGGTCGTTAAGGAAGGGGATACCTACATTCCGCCGAAACACAGAGGTTTGGAACTGACACCGCCAGAGTGGGAAGAAAATGGATTGTCCGATAAAGCGGTTCGGGTGGTATATCCAGTCAAACTGACGGATGGCACAGTAACGTATCTGGCAGCTGATAGAGCAAGCGTAAAGGTCAATCTTTTGGCTCACGTTAAGCAAAATATGATGAACGCTACGTTCGGCATTTGCGAAGATAGATATAAGGCAACTCCAAAGCAGAAAGAGGAAATCAAGGCAAAGAAGGATGAAATTCTGAACGCATTGAGAGCGTGCAGCACGGTTGATGATATGTTGGATTGCGAAATCGCAAAGCAGTTTATCAGCGGCGCATGGCTGGATACGCCAGAAAGCATGATTCAGCGTAAGATGTGCAACAACGCCACAAGGAAGTATCCAAAAAATTATGACCAGATGGCGAGACAGGCACAGATTGAACTGGATGATGCATACCGACAGACACAGGGAGATGTTGTGGAAAGCGCAAATTCCGTTGATTTTGACGAGGAAAACATCATTGATGGAGAAATTGTGCAGGAGGTGTAAACAGTGATTCTTATAAAAGTAACGATTGCCGTCTGGATGATTTTCATCCTTGCATCTGGTAGGGCTATTTGGTTATACATTAGAAATCAGAAAAAAGGTATGAATAGGGATTTATCTTATTATGTTCTGGAAAACAAACCTTCTGCGTTGTCTGCTTTCGTTTGCATTGTTGTTGCTCCTGTTCTTACGATAGCGAGCGCAATTTGGCTTTTGGTTAGGGGGTAAAAATATGAGAATTATTAGTCAGAACGGAAAAGTTGATTTGCCGTATGAGCAGATTGCAATTTCAATCGACTGCGATGATGAAATGACGATTATTGCTTATGCAGTAAATTCCGAGGACGATACTATTTGGAATTTAGCTGAATATTCGACAAAAGAAAAAGCAGAAGAAGTTATGAAAATGCTGAGAGAGGGATACAGGAACTATCAAACAACGCGAAGTAGAGACGGATATTATTTCGCCTTTGATTATCCAAAGGTATTCAGATTCCCGCCAGATAGCGAGGTGTAATGATGATAGTTGATACAAATACAGAGCATATCTCAAAAACAGAACATGTTGAATTTGTAAATTATACAGGTTCTTTCCCTAATCTTTGCAGAGGGGTATTGACTTTAAAAATTGACGGAGAAATAGTTAAATTCGGTCATGATTATAATGATTATTGCTTGAAAACATCAAAATTCAATGATTCTAATTATGATTCGTTTTGGCACTCTGGCGGATGGATAGATGAAGAATATTACTCGCACTTAGGAGAATGGGAAATATCCTTAAACGAATTACCAGAACAATACCGTCAGTATGCAAGAGAAATAGATGTGGTTTTTAATTCTTGCGTGAGACATGGATGTTGTGGAGGTTGTTCTTGAAGAAATAAAATGTATTGCAATAGGAGGATATGAAGATGATAGAAAGAGTAAAAGGGATTGAATAATCGTTAGGGGGGGGTGCGAAAGTGCTGTTAAAAACGATAGCGACAGGGAGCGCAGGAAACTGTTATATGCTCGCCGATAGCAATGGAAAATCTCTTATCCTTGACTGCGGTGTTCCGAAAGGAGTGATTAAGTACGGAAGAATGGAAATGGATTGATGGATACGAAGGGCTATACCAAATTTCAAATTATGGAAGATTGAAAAGTTACAGAAAAAATAAAAATGGAGGGATAATGTCAAACACAGATAAAAATGGATGGTATTTTACCGTAAATCTTTTTGACTGCGATGGGAAAAGAAGAACAGAACGAATACATAGGCTTGTGGCAAAGGCATTTATAGGAGAAATCCCGAAAGGTTACCACATACACCATAAAGACGGGAACAAACAGAATAATAGATTAGATAACCTTGAAATAATACATCCAGCTAAACACAGCATGGAAACAATTAAGAAAAACAAAAATGTAATCAAAGGGATGAATGACTACAATAAGTACGTCAAGCCAAAAAGAGTCAAACAATACACATTGGACGGTGTATACCTTGCCGAATATGTCAACTGCGAAATAGCGAGCAGAATGACAGGGATATGCCAAAGAAATATATCTCAAGTCGCAAGCAAAGAACCATACAACTCAAAAGGTAGTGTAAGAAAACAGGCAGGCGGTTATGTATGGAAATTTGAAAAAGAAGGCGAGGTGATGTAGATGTTTTTGAGAACGATAGCCACAGGCTCAAGTGGAAATTCGCACGCCTTAATCAGCAGAACAGGAGAAATTTTGTTACTTGATTTAGGCGTATCAGAAAAGACTGTTAAAAAAGGTGTTGATTGGAAAATATCAAATATTGTCGGAGCGATAGTTACTCATAAACATCTCTGACTTGACCATAGCAGGTCGATAGAAGATTTTAAAAGAATGGGAATACCCGTTTTTGTACCATATCTGAAAAACGATAGTAAATCGGTAAATATGGGCGGATTTGTAGTAAAATCTTTTGACCTTACAACGATTGACGGTAGATGGACACACACAGATGCGGACGGCGAACCTTGCCCGATATATGGCTTTCTGATAACTCACAAGGAAATGGGGCGGATGCTTTACATTACCGATTGTAAAGTTATCAAATGGAAGTTTAAATCCATTAACCACATTCTATTGGGTGTAAATTATGACAAGGACATGATTTATCCAGATAACGAAGGAAAAAAGAATCATATTTTCGGCGGTCACTTGGAGATTGGAACAGCTTGTGAGTTTGTAAAGGCGAATAATTCTGATTCCTTGCATAACGTCATAATGTGCCATCTGTCAGCTGATAATGCCGATTCCGATAAATTCATCGAGCGTATGAAAGAAGTGTGTCCTACGGCGAATGTGTACGTTGCAGGGCGTAATGACGGGTGGTGGTTGAGTGATGGGAAGGTATGAGTTTTCCTTAAATGCAAATATCAAGGCGAAGGATGGCATTTGCCCCTGCTATGGATGCGAAGGAAGGAGCGCTGGATGTCATTCAAAATGCGAGAAATTCACGATTTGGAATCAGAAGCATTTGAAAAATAAAAAAGAAATGCAAAAGAAGGCGTTCATCGAAAATCAGGCGGATTACCGGAAGAATGAATACTTTAGAAGAAAGAGGGACAAGCAGAAATGAATAAATGTATTTTTGTTGGCAGAACAACAAGAGATGTTGAACTCAGATACACGCGGTCCGCTAATCCTCTGGCGGTCGGAAGAACCTCCATTGCAGTTGAAAGCGGATACGGAGACAAGAAGAAAACGAGCTTTTTCAATATCTCTGCTTTCGGCAAAACGGCGGAAACAATGGATAAATTTGTTAAGAAGGGTACGAAAATCATCCTTGAGTGCGAAGCTGCGCAGAATGAATACACTGACAGGGAAGGGAAGAAACAGAACACGGTATCCTTTATCGTGAAATCTTTCGAGTTTGCCGAGAGTAAAGTGGCAAGCAGCAGTGCAGGGCAGACAAGTGATGCTCCGAAACCGCAGAGTAACACGGATGGTTTTTATCCCGTTGACAATACCATTGAAGATGACGATTTGCCGTTTTAAAAAATAAGAAAGGTGGAGACTGATTTTGAGAATAGAAAATTTAATCGTTTTTTTGAAAGAGAATTTTGAAAAAGGGATACAAATGTTCGATACTCCGAATATTGCAGGTGATTTCATGGTGCCTATTTATAAGAAGGACGATATATCAGTGTTTTTCGCGCCGGAATATGACTATATTGAGATATTCGGAATATCTGATGAAGAATTTGAAAGAGTCGAAAAAGAGGTTAATCGGAAAAGGCGGTAATATTTGTAAGGCGGTGGAAAGATGGACTATCAGAAATTCAAGAAAGCAAAGGCTATCGAGAAGAAAAACAAGGAACGCCTGCTGAAAGTAAATCCAAAATTGAATGAGGACAGCGGAATTTATTTCCTAACAAGAATTGACGAAAACGGATTCAAATACGCATACATCGGGCAAGCAATACACCTTATTACCAGATTGTCGCAACATCTTGTTGGCTATCAGCATATCGACCTATCTTTGAAAAAACACGGCTTATACGATGCGGAAACAAATCAGTATGGATGGAAAATCGGTTTTCTGCTTTACAAAGACACCGAGTTGGATAGTGCGGAACAGCACTGGATAAAGAAATATGCTGATGGCGGTTATCAGCTGCGGAACAAGACAAGCGGCTCACAGGGCGAGGGCAAATCGCAGATTGCGGAATACAAAGCCGCTAAGGGCTATCGTGACGGCTTGGAACAGGGCAGAAGGAATCTTGCGAAGGAATTATCACATATTGCCGAAAAGCACCTCACAATCGAAATTAGAGCGGATAAGAGGGGCAATAAGATTTCAGAACGGCAGTATGAGAAATTTATGAGTTTAATTAAGAATTGTGGTGACGGAGAATGAAAGAAAATCCCGCAAATAAAATAAAGGATACAATGTGGAAATTCCTAATGGACTACGGTCAAGAAGCAGACATTCAAGGATTGAAGGAATCTGTTTATGATTTAATCGGGATGACCACACAAAAAACAGCAGGACAAAGAAAGGGCAAAAATGATATTCCTTGGGATGAGTTGGATATGACGCTTATGACAATCGTTATACAGGCGACGGGTTTGGTTTTGTCTGGAAAATTAGGCGAAATCCAACAGGATAGCGCAGATTGGAGCAAAGAAAGGGTTGATGAGGCAATAGAAGAATACAGGAATGGAAAGGCGGCGAATACATGAGAATGTCTTTTGAATTGCTCAATATTTGCGATGCAATCTATATGTTGGAAGGATGGGAAAACAGCAAAGGGGCAAATCAAGAATACGGTTTCGCCAAAGGAAAAGGAATTGAGATTTATAATGGTTGACAGCGGGGTGGAGGAATGATTGAGAAAAACAAAGAAACCAATACATACCACGCCATTTGTGATTGCTGTTATGAATATTCCGATGAATATGGCAGTCTTGAAAAATGTCAGCATGGCATTAAATACAATGGGTGGGAGGCATTCTTTGACGAGGAGGAGCTAGAATGGAAAGACCTCTGCCCGAGTTGTAAGGAGTGATGGAAACGAAGAATAAACACGAAATATGGGAGCTGCGGCAGATGCAGGCGTTGCCGTTGGAATCCAAAATTACGATGACAAAACACAGGATTCAAACGTGGGTAGATGAATTTGGGATTGATGGAGTTTATGTTTCGTTCAGCGGCGGTAAGGATAGCACTGTTTTATTAGACATAGCCCGTCAAGAATATCCAGATATGAAAGCTATGTTCGTGGATGTTCCTACCCAGTATCCCGAACTGAAAGAGTTTGTCTTGACGTTTGACAATGTGGATATCGTGCATCCTAAAATCTCCTTTGCTCAGGTCTGTGAAAGATACGGCTTTCCGTTTTTCTCGAAAGAAATTGCATCCACGGTCAACGAAGCAAGAAAATATTTCAAGAAGGTTGATTCGATGCACTGCGATGATAAAATTCTGACGAACGAACGAACGAACGAACGAACGAACGAACGAACGAACGATACCGTACGCTTATCGGGCGGCGGATTTGCTAGGAATAGACCGACGGAAAGACAAAGAGAATCCCTTGTACAAGCGTTTGAAGATGGGGATTATCCCTAGCATGCCTGCAAGGACAAAAATATTACTTGGTGTATATCCGCATAAGGAAAACGGCGTTGCTACGAGTGAATATTCGAAAATATATGACAGGTCGAAATACATATTTACGCTTGACGCGCCTTTTGAAATATCAAATCAATGCTGCAACGTAATGAAAAAGAAACCTGCTCACCGATATAACAAAACGACGGGACGAGTGCCGATAACCGCTCAAATGGCGTGCGAAAGCAAACTGAGAGAATCACAATGGGTGATAAATGGTTGCAACGGCTTTGATTTGAAAATTCCAACAAGCAACCCCATGAGTTTCTGGACGGAACAAGATGTACTCTGGTACATAAAGAAAAATGATTTACCGATTTGTTCAGTCTATGGTGATATAGTCATTGATTATGAAGCTATGGGACAATGTGAAAATCAGATGACGTTTTCGGATTACGGGATATTCGGAGAGGAAAGACCACTGTTAAAAACAACAGGGTGCAACAGAACAGGTTGCGTTTTGTGCGGATTTGGTTGTCATTTAGAAAAAGAAAGCAGGTTCTTAAGGCTAAAGGAAACACACCCCAAATTTCATAATCTGCTATACGTCTTGAAAAATAACGGCGTGACATACGCAGAGGCTATTGATTGGATAAATGAAAATGGGAATATGAATATCAGATATTGAAAAGAAAAAGGAAGGGGGATAACAACACATGAAGGAATGTAAATTATTTCAGTGCGAAATTTGTAATACGCAATACAAATTAAAAAGTGATTGCCAAGCGTGCGAAAAGAATCATGTTAAACCAGAAAGCATTAAAGAGTACAAATATCATGCCGAGAAAACCTATAAAAATTATCCGGATACCATCGTTGTTTTGATGAAAGATGGAAAAGAAATTAAATACAAAAGATAACAGATGAAGTATTTGGACAGGAGGAATAAAGCATGACAGAGAAATGGATTGAGACAGAAAAAATGAAAAGGCTGACAATGGATAACGTAGAAGAAATGGGCATGTTCAGTCTGGCTCATAACTGTTGCTACATTGATGAAAATGGCAATACCAGATATAGAGACTTTGAGATAGATATTGATGCAAGAGAGTTGGCAAAGGGAATGCTGAAAGAAATGACAGAAGATGCGGTGTCTTTTGAATCAGATGAGGACTTCGATGATTGGATGGGTTGCTACATCGGAGAGGACAGAATAAGCACACCAAGAGGTCTGATTGCCAATTTCTATCAGAATCTTTGGGCTATGGCGGAGTTAAGAGAGAAACTCAAATATTATGAGGACTTGGAAGAACAGGGGCGGCTGTTGGTGCTGCCCTGCAAGGCTGGAAAATATGAAAAAAGATTAGTCGATTTAGAGAAAGCCATGGACGAGAGTACTTTATATGATTGGTATGTCACTTCTGTAATGCAGGAAGATACGCCTGTTTGGACAGGGGAACATATTGAAGAATTATTGAATGATTTTTATGTTATTCCAAAAGAAGCGGAAACGGAATTGGAGAGAAGGGGGTGTGAAGCGGATGGCGATTAAACCGATTTTATTTAATACCGAAATGGTGCGGGCGATTTTAGACGGGAGAAAGACTTGCACTCGGCGGGTTGCAAAAAATGTTCCAGACCACACACATAGGATTGAACCTGTTTATGAAAATGGCCGCTTTCAATTTGATTGTTTTTATTCTTCGTATGTAGCTGCACTTGATGCTGATGCCGACTTTTGTATGCCATGCTTGCCGCCATACCAGCAGGGGGATATTCTGTATGTTCGGGAAACATGGTGTAAAGGTTCTTGGATGAATGAAAAAGAAAGATATTATTACAAGGCAGATGATAACGATTTTCATTGTGTATGGCATCCATCAATCCATATGCCAAAAGAAGCCGCACGTATCTGGCTGAGGGTTACGGATGTGAGGGTGGAGCGGTTGCAGGAATGCGGAGAAGGATGGTGTATTGATATTGAAAAAGAGGGCATTGCAACCCCACAGGACCCTATATTATACATAAGTGATGACGCTTTCCATGACGCGTTAAGAATGGAATTTCAAAAAATTTGGGATTCCACCATCAAGAAATCCGACCTTGACCGTTACGGATGGGACGCTAATCCTTGGGTTTGGGTGGTTGAATTTGAACGGTGCGAGAAGCCGAAGGAGGAATGATAAATGAGACTGATTGATACAGATGCCTTGAAAGAGGTGCTGATAAAAGAGAAAGGGTTTTATCCAGCAATGGTCGCAAGTGCGATTGAAAATGCACCTACTGTTCGTTGTGCGAATTGCAAGGAGAAAACAGAAAAAGAAAGAATACAATCGGAAAATCAACAATAAATAAGAGTGTGGTGGTTGTTTATGGCAATATACAGGAACTTACACATATCGTTCTGGACTGATAATAAGGTCGAGGATGATTTCACGCCAGAGGATAAGTATTTCTATGCTTATCTTCTGACAAACCCACAGACGAATATCTGCGGCTGCTATGAGGTAAGCTTTAATCAAATATCGCACCATACAGGATACACGAAGGATACAATTTCAAGGCTGATAAGGCGTTTTGAAGATGTGCATGGCGTGATTCGGTACTGTGCGGAAACAAAGGAAGTCTTGATTCTCAAATGGTACAAGTACAATTGGAGCAAATCTGAGAAAACACTTGCAGGAGTTGAGAATGTGGCAAGGCATATTAAGTCTGATGATTTTAGGCGGTATGTTATGGATACGGTAAATAAGGTTAGAGGCAGTGTGGACGATTGCCAGACGGAAGAAGAACCGAAAAGTATTCCTTCCGTTTCTGTAAAGAAAGTATCTTCTGCGGATATGCTGAATGACATGGTTTCCGAGTTTGCTATTTCCGATTATCTTCTGGAATCAGTGCAGAACTGGATTGGCTATAAGGCAGAACGCAATTTCAAATATAAGGAGCGTGGGTTGCGTATCCTGCTGAAAACCATTGCCGAGAAATCTATGCAACATGGCGATGCGGCAGTAGCAACAGCAATAAATGAAAGCATTTCAAGCGGATATCAAGGTATTGTTTGGGAGAAAATTGGGAAGGCTTCCAGTGGCGATATAAACTGGAATTTTTAGGGGGTGTATTTCGTTGACAAAAGAGGAAACCAAGAAAATCCTGCGTATCATGTATAACTGTTTCCAGAATTTCAGACCATCGAATATTGCAGAAACAACAGAGGTTTGGGAAATGATGCTTTCAGATTATACATATCAGCAGATTTCGGTTGCGTTGAAATCCTATATCCTGTCTGACACAAGCGGATTTGCACCGACAATCGGGCAGTTGGTTGATATGGTTCATTCCGTTAGCAAACCGCAGGAATTGAACGAAATGGAGGCGTGGTCGTTAGTCAGTATGGCGATTAGAAACAGCGGATACCGATATACCGAGGAATTTTTGAAACTGCCTGCCATCATCCAGAGTGCAATCGGAACGCCGGAGCAGTTACATATTTGGGCTACGGATGAAGAATATAATGAGACAGTAGTTATGAGCAATTTTCAGCGGTCATACCGGCTTGTGCTGATGCAGAAAGACGAAAGCGCAAAACTGCCAACAGAAGTGCGGAATTTGCTTTCTAATAATGAAAATCCTGCCAGAATAGAAATGCAGGATAGAATTAAGCAGCTTTCTAATGCGTTTGACGAAAAAAGCAAACTGCTGATTGAGGGCAGCGAGAAGAAAGAAAGAGTGGTGGATGATTCTGTTATGGACACCGTTCATGCAGAATTAGAGAAAATAAAAGCAATGAGTATCAGATAAAAACCAGAACGGAGGAAGATTTATGAAAACGCCAATCGTAAAATCTGATGAAGGAAAACCGCAGCTTAACCTTGTGCCATTGGAACTTTTAGAACCATTGGCAAGGGTTCGTGAATTTGCTGTTGAGAAATACGGTCTTGAAGGTATCGAATCATGGCGCAATATTTCCGATGATAGATTGTTAGCTGCTCTGCTGCGGCATACGATTACTTACCAGAAAGACCATGACGCGCGTGATGAAGAAAGCGGCTTGCCTGCCGCATACCATGTAGCTATCAACGGTGCATTTCTTGCCATTAAGGCTATGGAGAGAATGAAAGTAAGATGCGGATACCAACCAAAAGAAATTAACTTCTATGAAAACCTGCCGCCAGAAGTGCAGAAAAGGGGAGACAAATTTATTTCTGCGGTTTGCGAGGGTGGTGTGAAAGATGAATCTGAATCAGATTGAAAAGAAAAAACGGTATCAGAAGCAAAAAAGAATCATTGAAGAAGCAAAGACAGAAGCTATTGAAAATATGCAGAAAATCATTGATAGAGGGCTTTCTTCTCAAATGGAACTGGTTATGTTACTAGTCCTGCATGATAAATTCGGGTTCGGTTCAGAACGATGCGCCAAAGCGTTAGTTGCCTTTGAAGAATTATGGGCTGATGTTGGGGATAAGCACCTTTGTCTTGATGATATTGAGGAAGTAGTAAAGGCTGAAATTGGAATCGAAATGACTGAGGATACTATTTTTCAGACCGACAAGAAAGGGAATAAGAAATTGCTTTGGTCTAACGAGAATACATAAAGGGGGTACTCTTAATTGGCTTTGCGAGATTTGACAAAGCCAGAATTGCGAAAAATTATAGAGAACGCCAATTTTACCGAGGATGAGATGATGGTATTTCAACTGTCCAGCAACGGTTCCCCTATTGATTATATAGCGGACACGATGAAAATATCATCATCTACGGTAAATCGTATTTTGAGGAAGATTTATAAGAAAATAGAAAGGATTGAGGATATGTCGAAACCAGAAGTGCCGATTTGGCAGAAAGTAACAATGACGATTGACGAAGCATCCGCATATAGCAGTATCGGGACTTCAAGAATAAGAGAATTGGCTAACAACCCAAGATGCACGTTTGTTCTGACCGTAGGAACAAAAAAGTTAATCAAAAGAAAGGAATTTGATAAATTCATTGAAGGAAGTATCGAATTGTAGACAACGTAAAGCCCCGTATGGTAGTATGAAACTGTATGGGGCTTTTCTCAAATCGAAAGGAGTGTAATAGAATGGGGAAAGACCTTAAGGGAAAAGAATTAGGCGTTGGTATCAGCCAGCGAAAAGACGGAATGTACACAGGACGATTTACAACAAAATCGGGAAAACGAAAGCAGAAATACTTTCATAAGCTACAGGAATGCAGGGCATGGATGGCAGATGCGCAGTTTGAGGATGAACATGGTGATGTGTTCTTTTCTGACTCTCCAACAGTCGATGCGTGGTTTGACTACTGGATAAATGAAGTAAAGGGAGATAGCATAAGAATTATAACAGAAAGAAACTACAGAAGTATGTGGAGCTTTTCTATTTCTCCAATTATTGGGAATATGGAATTAAAAGACGTAAAGCCGATTCATTGTCAGAAAGTACTAAATATGATGAATGAAGGGCATAAGACATCTACCATTAAGGTGCATAGAGATTTAATGTGGAGTGTTTTTGAATGTGCTGTCGAAAATTATTTAATAGAAAGAAATCCTGTAAGAAGGAATGTGAAAGCAACTGGTGGTAAAAAAACAGAAGCGCGAGAAGCACTAACTGTTGATGAGCAAAAAACTTTCTTAAAAGAATCAGAAAAATCATCATTTTATAATGGATATGCGTTTGTGCTGCAAACCGGGATTCGGGTTGGAGAATTGATTGCGTTAAAGTGGTCTGATGTAGATTTTAAAAATCGAAAAATAAAAATACAGAGAAGTGCATCGGAGGTCGCGAAACAAGGGTTTGTAATCGGAGAACCAAAGACAAAAAGCGGGCATCGGGAGATACCGCTTACAAGAGAAGCTGTCAATATTTTATATAGTCAAAAAGAGAAGAATTCTCAAAACAAAATTATTCCAATCCAGTATGCAGATTATATTTTTCTGAACAAAAACGGAAATCTAATTCAAAAGTCAGCGTATAATCAAGGAATATATGCTATTTGCAATAGATTGGGAATGAGAAAGTTCTCAATTCACTTGCTAAGGCACACATTCGCTACGAGATGTATAGAAAGTGGTATGCGCCCTAAAACGCTGCAAGCAATCCTAGGTCATAGCAAAATTGAAATGACGATGAATTTGTATGTTCATGTAACGGATGAATCCAAACTGGAGGAAATCGAAGCAATAGAAAAAAACTTAAAATTGGTGTAGAAATTGGTGTAGAAATAAAAAATACATATAGAACACCTTGTTTTATCAATGTTTTTAATAAGTATATACATTTTGGGAATTAAATGATATTGAAATTTTTATTCAAAATGAAAATATCTTGCTATAACTTTAAAAACATTGTTAATAACTTTATTTTCAATGGTTTTGAGTAATTCATACAAAAAAGATAAACATTGAATAACTTTTCAAAACAAATGAATAATTTTTAGAAAATTGGTGTAAAATTGGTGTAGTGGTGTAAGATTGGTGTAGAAAAGCCCCATACAAAACAAAAAAATATATGACAGAAAGTTGAGCGAAAGATGACACTTTTGGCTCTTTTTTTATGCGAAAATATAGGTAGAAGGAGGTTGATGGAAATGTTTTCAGATGAAGTCCTAGAGAAAATTTTCAGTCGTGAAGATGTAATGAAGATACCTCTTACTTATCAGTCCGTTATGGTTCGGGCGGTGCAGGAGGTTTTAGAGAAGGAGGGAATCGACTATGCAACCAAATCCTTATCAGAGCATGAACTATAATATCCAGCAAGCATATCCGCAGTATGGGTACAATCCATACTTTCAACAGACGCGGATGCAGCTACCGCAGATAGAACAGGTGCAGCCAGTAAATCAGCTTCAACAGCAGATGCCGCGTGGCGTAAATGGGCGCGTGGTGCAGTCTGTGGAAATGATAACGGCAAATGATGTGCCTATGGATGGTTCGGCGGCGTTCTTTCCGATGCAGGATATGAGTGCAATATTTGCTAAGTCTTGGAACGCTGACGGAACGATTAAAACCGTAACTTTCAAGCCAGTAAATGAGACTGCACCTCAAAATTCGGCTCAGATTCAAGAAAATCTCAAATTTGAACTGTCGGAAGGTACGGTTACGGCTTTCATGGATAGATTTGATGAACTGTCTGAAAGATTAGAACAGTTGGAACTCTCCGTAAATAAAACCGCTTCAAAATCCAGTACACAATCGACCAAAAGAAAGGCGGATGCAGAATGAAGAATTTATTTCAACTCCTTGGCGGTATAAGAAATCCGCAACAATTTTTACAGAGCATGATGAACAATAGTCAAGTGATGGGAAACACTATGGCGAAAAATGCCATTGATATGATGCAGAAGGGGGATGCCAAAGGCGTAGAGCAGATGGCAAGAAACCTCTGCAAAGAGAAAGGGGTAAACCCCGATGAAATAATGAAACAAATGAAAGATAAGTTTGGAATGTAAGACATATTAGAGGTTGCGCGCAAAAAACCTTGGTGCCTCTTTATGAATATAAAAAATCAATCAAAAGGAGGAATCTAATATGTTCAACTCTACAAACAATACACCTTTTACTATGCCCGTAATGCCAGCAACAGGCGGTTATGGCAATGACGGTGCTTTTAGCGATGGCGGATGGCTGTGGATAATCGTAGTTTTTGCTTTGCTTTTCGGTTGGGGCAATAACGGTTTCGGCGGCTTCGGCGGTAATGGCGGCGGCTATGTAGCAACAGCAGCTACACAGGCAGATATCCAGAGAGGATTCGACACACAGTCTATCATCGGAAAACTTGACGGTATCTCCAACGGTATGTGTGATGGGTTCTATGCACAGAACACCACTCTGATGAACGGTTTTCATGGCGTAGATAACGCTATCTGCAATCTTGGCTACCAGACACAGCAGGGGTTCAACACAACCAATGTTGCACTGATGCAGGGTCAGAACGCATTGCAGGCACAGCTTGCCGATTGCTGTTGCCAGAACAGAGAAGCAATCGCTCAGGTAAGATACGATATGGCGCAGGATACTTGTGCATTGCAGAACACGATGAACACAAATACCCGTGACATTATCGACAACCAGAACGCAGGAACAAGAGCAATCCTCGACTACCTGTGCGCTAAGGAAAACGCCGACCTGAGAGATAAGGTTCAGAAGCTGGAACTGGCTGCTTCTCAGTCAGCGCAGAACGCTTATATCGCGGCAAATCAGGACGCGCAGACAGCGGAATTGATTAGAAGAATCAACCCTATGCCTGTACCTGCGTATAACGTTCCTGCCCCTTATCCTTATTCTGGATATGGTAACGGTTGCGGTTGTGGTTGCTGATGGCAGACAACCAAAATAAAGGGTTATCTTATTTAGATATGCTTACTGTCCTGTCTGTGTTTTTGCAGTTTGTGACTTGCCAACAGGTATCGAATGATACGCTGTTGAATGAATTGCATAGGCAGGACAGATATTATCTGGATAAGATAATGAAAGACCAGAAGGAAATACTTAAAATGCTATCTGATATTAAATCAGACTTCGCCCGCAGTGGTTGATACAAAGAGGGTAGGCAGAAGTCTACCCTTAATTTTTTAGGAGGTGTTATTTTATGGCTTGTAAGAACGTATGCCGACTTTGCGATAATTTCATTATATCGCAGTCAGTGAATTTTACAGGCGGAAATCTGATTATAGATTTACCTGCTGGCAGTTATGCAGACTGCCGAAAAGTTTGTATTGTGGTGGCTCAAAAAATCCCCGATACCACTACAATCAATGCTCCTGTTTTTATTACGATTGGCGGTGGGGCTGTGCAGTATCCGCTTATGAAGCGTAATTGCAGACAGGTTGTGGCATCTGGCTTGAGAACAAGAACCAGATACAAAACAGTAGTTGAGACAACGAACAATTCTGGATTTTTCAGAATGATAGGGGAGCCTTGCTGTACGCCAGATAGCAGATTATCTGCTATCAACGGAGAAAGTGCCCCTGCAACAACAGGCGGAGGTGAATAATTTATGCACATTGAGAGAATGCACAAAATGATTGAGTGTCTTTGTGAAAAGGCATGGTCCGAAATGGAAAAAGGTCTGGAATGTGTTGATACCGCCGAAATGGGACAGGTTGTCGATATGATTAAAGACTTAAATGATGCTGAATACAAAGCTGTCATTACAAAGGCTATGCAGAAGGCAGAGAAAGAGGACGAAGAAGAAGATAAGGAAATCCTTAGACGGTTGAAATCCGAATACTACGAGGACGGAGACAGGCGTTTCTACGACCATTACAGATACGCTGACGGTCGATTTGCACCAAAGGGCAGAGGAACACGCAGAGGATATACAGAACCGCCTTACTACTTCCAGACACCCGATATGTATCACGAATGGGATAGCAAGAGCGACGCAGAGCGTGGCAGAGATTTAGACCGTATGGGTGGCAGAATGTACTATACCGAACCCATGATGAGCGGCTACGATAAAGCGAAACGCCATTACACAGAAAGCAAGGAAATGCACAAGGGCAATTCTCAGGCTGATAAAGAGCAAAAGATGCGCGACCTTGAAGCATACATGAAAGAACTTTCTGGTGATGTGACAGAGATTCTTTCGGATATGACACCAGAAGAACGCACCCTGCTGAAAGCCAAAATGACAACACTGTTGCAGAAAATCGGCTGACATAAAACGGATAGGGGTATTCCCCCTATCTTTTTTAATTGGGGGTGGTAACGAAATGGTATTCGAGATAAACGGTGTAAAATGGAGCGTTATTTCTGTTATGCCGCTCTCTGACTGTCTGCGCCGCTCTGACGGGAGTTTTACAGTTGGCGTGACTGATAACACTACTCACTGCATTTGCCTTTCTAATCGGCTTGTAGGCGGATTTAAGAGGAAGGTACTGATACACGAATTATGCCACGCAGTCTGTATGTCCTATAACATACATATCCCATTGGAACAGGAGGAATTTTTATGTGACTTTGTGGCTACTTATGGGGATGAAGTTTTCGATATGGTAGATATGATGGTCGGGGAAATTCGGAAAACGGCATAAAAAAAGGGAGTATACCGAAATTGATATACTCCCGATTTTTGTGTAGCTTAGGATTGCAGCTTTTACGAAAGGGTGTACTGTTATTATACCATTTTGTTGGGGTCAACACAATGGTTATTTTTTCGTCAGCACCGCAATACTGCCCTTGCTTGTGATGTTATACCCGATAGCATCCGCTACGTCACGAATTTTGATATAGTTTGTGCCATCCTTCAAAATGCGTTCTGTTTCGTGTTCCTTTCCATCAATGATAATCTTGCACTTCTCTACCACTTCTTCATCCTCCGTTCCGTAGTCGAAAACATCATTTACAAGCAACCAGTGCGTGAATTTATTGCACCGCAGGGGGACTTCTCGCACGCCGTAAGCCGAACCGTCAGCAGCTATGTAGTAGGGGTAGCCGTTCTTCATGCCTGTGTATACCCCGATATGCCCCTGCATCCAGACTAACGCCCCGATGGGCGCTTTTTCAATGGTGGAAATGGGGTTTACGCTTTTCGCTCTTTCTTTCCACTGGGTACTTCCGAGTTTCACGCCACACGCCCATGAAATCAGACCAGAGCAGTCTACGCAAACCTTGCCTATTTTCTTTCGGTCACTGTTCCATACCATCTTGCCGTATTTGTTTTTCAGATAGTTGTAGTTGGCTTCGGTCATTACAGAGCCTTTCATGCCGTAAACGTACGCTACGCCAAGTTTTGAACGGCAGAAGGCTACCAGTTCTTTTCCTGTCATTTTTTTCGCCATGTAATCATCCCTTTACAATTTCATTGACCGCCTTGTTTTCTTTCAGCATTTTTCGCATTTCTTCCAGTGCTTCATCCACCCACGCAGAGAAGGTATCGAATGATACCGCCATGGCAACCGCAGGGAATCGCTGAACGAATAAATCATAGGTCTGTCGCAGCTTTAGCTTTCCTGTGCCGCCGCCCAATTCCTTTTCCGCCTGCATAACCGCCCATAACAGCCATTGTTTCACTTTGACGCGCTGTGTTTCGGTGGGCATATTCAGAAATCTGCCGATACACATACCAATCACGCAGGCAACCGCCAGAAGTGCCACCACTAAGTACCAGTTTTCCATTAAGAATGTAATCTGTCTCATTTCATCAAGCCTCCTTTATGCTTCTACCTTTTCCCATCCGCTAGGGTATTCTGTCGGGCTCCATGTATTATTATCGATAAGAGAACGATACACCGCGCCATCCTCCGTGCAGCAATTTCCCTTCATGTAAGGGGACGTTGCGAGCGCGATAAACGGCTTCGCCTTTTCGGGGTTGTCACTCCATACGAACCCCCACTGTGCAGGCAGTTCCTCTGGCTCAGCGGTATAAATACTGCTGTCATAGACCTGTAACAGCTTTACCACGCGCTCTGCGGTACTCTTACAGATAAACCCGACAGGGCGATTGAGCATATTTTCTTTTTCTTTCGCTGTCTGAAAATCAGGAATAAACCTGTCCTCAGCGTTTAATTCCGTTCCTGTCATAGTGTCCGCTTTCTCCTGCACCGCCTGCGCCGCCAGCTTCGCCATGTGCTTAATCGTTTCCATCATACCTCATTCACCCCTTCACTGATTGCCGCATTTAATTTCTCTATTGTCACGCTGTCCGCAGTAAGGGCGTTTAACTGCTCCTCAATGCGGTCAAGCTGGGTTGGTTGTGGTTCGGGCATGGGTTCGGGTTCGGGTGGTGTGTATTCCGAAAACGTACCTGTTTCAGAATCATAAATCATGCCAAGCGTAACCGTATCGTCGCAGGGAATGGCAGTCACAGGATTGCCCGATGGGTCGGGTGGATAGTAGGGTTCTGTTTCCCTGTCTTTCAGAATGTCAATCACTCTGTTTTGTAAAATCATTGCATAAGTTTTCATAGTGCACATGCCCCCCATTCAATTTTCACATATCCATCTCCGCCATTGCCACCTTTCGTTTGCTTCGATGAATTACCACTGCCGCCAGCACCGCCGCCGCCACGAGTCCCATTGCCTCCATCAGAATTATAGACTGCATTGCCTCCGTTTCCCAATGAACCGCCGCCGCCTCCTCCAGCTGATTGAGCAGTTGGCGCGTCAGTGGTTCCTCCTTTACCTACCAACCCGTTTTTACCAGCCGTTGCAGGTATTTCTACGCTTCCCCACGGCGTTCCTCCGTCTCCTCCACCAGTACCACCAGCAGTACCTACAGTACCAAGAGTTGAGCTTGTATGCGCCGGAGCATTCCCACCTGCAAGTGTCATCAGATTCCCAATTATGGTGTTCCCACCTTTCGTAGGTTGAGGATATTGGGTAGTGGGGCCTTTACCCCCATCTGCGCCAGTTCCTCCTTTTCCAACCGTTATGCTAATCTTATCTCCCGGTATTACATCAAACCTTTTTATAGCAGCGGCACCCCCTCCTCCGCCGTTTCCTCCATGAGCATTGTATTTGCTGCTATAATAATACCCACCACATCCGCCAGCACCGGCACCGCACGCCGTTACTTTTATCTTCGTGACTCCAGCAGGAACAGTGAATGTGTAACTTCCAAAAGATATATATTCTTCAATTCCACCCACAACCGCATTTTTGATGAGTACATCTAGCGGGGTAAACTCATTCGTCCCCAACGTGCTATTTAATGCGTACTTTACCGCCGCCCAAATTCCCATAATTTTCCCTCCTTATACTGTGAAATTGATAGGGTCTCCCGAAATCGAACTATCTGGATTGAATTTTGTTTTTATTCCGATTTTCAGTCCGTCCTTATTTGTAAAAGTTTCGTCAATCGTTCCGTCTGAATTGAAAACGGTGTCCAGCGGTTCATTCAGTGCATTTGTTTCGGTAATAGAGCCGTCATCGTTAAACGTAACATGAAACGCCTCAAACCCCTGCAACGCCATAAACGCCGCCCGATTCAGCGGTGTACCCTCTACAGATGGTTCGTCCGCCATTTCAACCGTTACATATTCGCTTGTTCCATCTGCATGGGTGATTTTTCTCCGCCCTGCCTGTGTTGGGATTCTATCTAAAAAATCCTTCATAGCAACCGTTCACCTCCGCTATTTATCGTTCCGCAGGGGATATATTCCTGCTTCATATTTTCTGTCATTTCCTTTCCGACTGCGGCAACTCGTTCCCAATCGTTAACTTCCTGCCAATCAAGGTAATCGCTTTCCGAAAATATAGGTAAATCCAAGCCAACCAAAAACAACCGCACCAATGCGGTATAGTTCGCTCGGATACGGTTGATTTCAGATAGCCAAGGTATGTTTTCTTCCTGCCAATCTGTGTAGGTTATGCCGTTGAAACTCTCCTTGTAATTTCTGTATGTTCTGGGGATGTAGTAGCCTTCCTTCTCAAGCCACTGCATCAATTCCTTGTGGTTGCCCTCAATGCGGTTCAAGTCCTGATAGTTCAGTGCGCCCTTATTGTTTTCCTCGTTCGCCTGAGCCGCTCTCGCCGTAACGGTGTCGGATACAGTTCGGTTAAAAATCGGTGTTATCCAAGCCATTAACTACCACCCCCAATGATATATTGGCACTCGCCCTTGATTGCACCGTTATAGGTCAATTTCTGCTGAACCATAGTAACAGGCGTTTCATTCGCGAAGTTGCTTGTGAAGTTGACAGAATCTCCAACGTCCAGTTCTGGATATCCTCTGTCTGGCGCACTGTAAGTGTTGCGCCGCAGAGTGACCGCCGCTACCCAGTTTGCGTATGCGATAGCGTCCGTCTGGTTGTCAATGAGCGTATTGCTAACGCCGCTCAAATCCTCGCCAACGTCACTGTATTTCTTCCTGTACTCGATTTTATTCTCCGTAAGGCTATTCCCATTGACAGTGACCGTACCCGTCCCCTTTAGCGTTACTACGGTCTTGTAGGCGTAGAATTTCGCCGTACCGACCATCGTTAAGCCGCTGCTCAATACAATCTGTTGGTTCGTGTACGCCGAATGAGTGAATGTGTATTCATGCGCCACGTTGGACGATACCTCAGCCGCATTGACCGCCGCCGTTACCTCCGAGTTAACCTTGACGGAGTTATACTCCACAGACAGGTTGCGAAGGGGAGGTATCTTCGTTGTTGTCGGCGTATCCGTCATTTTGTCAAAGTTGATATCAAATCCTGTCGCGCTGTCATTCTCGCGCAAAATCTGAATATAACCGCCGCGGCTATGATTCATGATACAACGCCCTGCATTAGCTATCAGCTGCAAACACTCGTTCACTTTGGAGGATGGAAGGGGATTGTGCGTGTAGATTGTTTTCAACGCATTATCCAGTTCGATTGTATTCTCAAATCCCGCAAATTTCATAACATCTGTCGCAAGGTCGAACAGACTTCTTCCTGCCGCCGAATACACACCCTCGTCATAGGTCATTGTCAAATGGTCTGCCAGACCTACGCACTTTATGCTGACCTCTGCCACAATTCCAGATTTCGATACATCAAAATCGCCTGTAGAATAAGACAAGCCCCAAGGTATCCACTCGATAGAGCCGTCCGACAATTCATAGCCATACTGATAATTGACAGGCTGTCTGCTTTCCAGATATTCCCATAAGCCAGATGGGTTTTCGGGGTCATATCTTCTTTGCGTATCAATCAGCGTAAATTCAAATTCCTGCTTTGGAATCTTAGACGAAAGCAAGTCAATCTCCTTTGTAGAAGAACAACTTGCAATATCATCCGAGCCTAATCGGCTAACCAGACCGTATGTCAAGGAAAGCAATCTCGCCCTGCGGTGTGGTATATTTGAGTTCAGCCAATAGAAGGACAGTTCATTGCATAACGGGATTTGGTCTGTCATTTCCCAATATGTAGTATCAGGCGAGTAGGTTTTATCGAATACAGATACAGAATCTTTCTTTGCCAGAATCCGAAAACTATTCGGGTAATCACCCATGCTGTCATCAAATTGGAAGGTCAGACCGGGAAACCGCACATAATCGCCGAATGAAATTTTCACAAGCGGCTTTGTAGTGTATGCCCCTGCATCGCCGCTGATTGTCAATCCTGCATATCCCTGATAGATGGGGTTGCTCTCCGGCGGCAGAGGGTTCTTTCCGTCCAGAATAAATCTGTTTCGTTCCAACGTCTGATAGGTGGATGGGGCGGTTGTGCCGACATCCACGCTATCAACATCACTGTACGGCAAATGACCGTTATCTGTTTGTGTACTCAAGCCGGGTGCGTCTGGGTCTGTCACGCCAAATACAATTCTCACATAAGAAGGATTGCGGAGCGTTTGCTCTGTTTCCTCTTTCCATTTTGCTGTTACTGGATACATAAAACTACCTCCTTACTTCCCTGTATCTATAAGTGAGGCTTTCAGACCTGTAAACATTTTCGGTGTGCCGTTCTCGGACACCCAATATGTAGAAACAGAATAATCTCCCCAATACATTTCCCTTGTGATGAATTTCCCTTCCTTTGGGTCATAGTAGGTTACGTTTCCTATGAAGGTTTCAATCAACTGTAAAATCTTCTGCAATTCCTTTGGATAAATAACCTTCCACTCCAATGTCAATTTCACTTGGCGGCGGTTTATCTTTTGAGCTACCACAACGCCATTTGCATTTCTGCCGCTGTCAACCAACTGTTGACCTTCGTATTCTTGCACAGACGGGCAGGTAATTTCTGTGCCGTTATATTTGATTACTGCCACAAAAACCACCTACCTTTGAAATGCACCAAGACCAAAGTTTATCCCTCGTCTTGCGGATACTTTCTGCTGATTGTTATAAATAACGTCTCCATCTAGTTCAATCTTCTGGTTCAGTTCGATTGGCTGACTGCTACCGTTCGCCATTGCCTGTGACATAGCCGTTAAAACAGCATTAAAAATTGCACGTTCTATCTGGTCATTGCCGCCAACGGCTGTTTTGCCGCCCATACTTCCGACCAGTTCCGGTCCTGCCTCTCTTGCAATAAACAGTTCGCCAGACCGAGGAAAACCGCCATTCGCAAACATTTCTATATTGAAACGCTGCGCCTGTTGCATGGTGTAGCCGCCGACATGACTGTATTTCTTTCCTGTCAATCCTGCCAGAGAGTTTGCGTCAGAAACCATCTGGTTCAGCATCCTTGTAACCTCGTCAGAAACTTGCTGCAAGGTCTGTCTGATAGCATCAAACGTGTTGTAAATGCCGTCATAGGTTTTGTTAAGGTATTCGCTCATGCTTGTCTTGAACGTGTTTCCAAATGTCAATGACAGTGCATTTATCTGTGTGTAGAAGTTCTGTATTTCAGATGTGATGGCATCTTTCGTTTCGCTAAATTTTGCACGAGCAACGTCCCACACTTCGTTCCACTGTGAAATGTCGGGTGCTTCTAAGGAAACAACAGGGGTAAGACTATCACTTCCAGAAACCTTGTTTACAACATCGTTTATGACATCACCGACACCGCTTACAGATTCTTTCATACCATCAACGATACCTGCGCCGATGTAAGTGCCGACTTCTCGCTTAAACAGTTTGGAAGGGGAGTGGATTTCCGCCGCGCTCTTTGTACCGCTAAGTATTCCACTTACAACTTCCTTCACGCCAGAAGGAACTAAAGAGAGCAAACCTTTTTTAATGCCCTCCCACATCCATTTGCCGATTTTCTCAATCGTGCGTCCCATGGATGTTACGGCATTGTATACGCCCTGTGGTATTCCTTTAAACAGGTCGATAATCATTTTGATTTTTTCTGGTATTGAAGATGAAATCCAAGTTGAGATATCATTTCCCCATGTAGGGAAGATGGAGGATATTAAAGTTGAAATTGCAGTGCCAATTTTAGATGGCAATTCAGAGAACCAACCAACAATATCACTTATAATCTGCGGTATTGTTTCCGTGAAGAAATTCTTAATTGCAGTCCATTTTTCAGAAATGGTTGTTTTGACGGCTTCCCACAATTCAGAGGTTGCCGTCTTTAATTCATCCCATTTCTCTGGGTAGTAGCTTACAATCTCATCCCATGTTGTTTTGAAGAAATTTTTAATAGAGTCCCATACTTCGACTACTGTTTTCTTAATACCATCCCACAACTTCGCAAGAAACTCTTTTATCTCATCCCAATGCTTTATAGTCATAAAAACGGCTAATATAGCCGCCCCTATGGCAAGCGTCCAAGGACTTAATATAAATCCTGCAATCTTCGGTCCAAGACCAGCAATAGCAGTTCCTATACCAGTAACAATCTCCGAGCCTGCTATCTGTGCTGCGATTGCTTTGGCTATTGAAGCACCCAGACCAGTAAATTTCAATAACGCAACAGCGGCTATGATAGTTGCTTCTATCGGTGCAACATCAAAAAAACCATTCCACGCTTTAATCGCCGCCATTATTGCTTCAAATATCAGTGTTCCGATATTGGACAGAATATCGATAAAGTCAATCCCTTTTATAAATTCCCCTATTTTTTCTCCTATCATTGTCCAATTCGTACCCTGTACGGCTTTTATCAATGTGGTTAAAATACCGTTTATCCATTTATTAGCCGTATCTGCGGCAAGGACAAAATCGAAAGTGGAGAAAAACGTGTTAATTCCAGCCGCTATGGATAGCCCGAAATTAGACCAATCAAATGTAGTGCCAAACGAATCAAGGAAATGCAATGCGGTGTTCAATGCGCCTGCTATTGTTGCCCCTAAAACAGAAAATGTATCGGGCGATATTAAGCCGTTTAAAAAACTTGCCAATCCTGTGCCGAATTTGTCTGCCTTTTCATATATTGCATCCCAGTCGATACTGCCGAGCGCATCTTGTAATTTTTTCCCCAAATCAGCACCAAGACTGTAAAAGTCCCCCGTTTTAAATGCTTCTTTTATTCTGTCGGCAAGACCTTTTATCTTGGAATCAATCTCGACAGTTTCAAACATATCGGTAGGGAGAAGGTCTCCTGCACCGCCGCCTGCACCGCCATCCGCACCGCCGCTATCGTTCTGCTTAGTGTCTATGATGTGCAATTCATCAAATCCGAGCGTATAGTCCTGCATTTCCTTTAATGCCTTAGCTGCTTTTCCTGCGCCGCCTGCCGTTTTTTGCAGACTTTTCGCGTAGTCCATCTGCACTTTTTTAGCCTGTACCGCATACCCTTTGCCTGTAAGTGCCGCAATGAATTGCCCCAACATATTGATTGCCTTCGCAAGCCAACTAATGAAAGTAGCAAGGTAGGGCGCGACAACAGAAAGAATAGGCTCAAACGCCGCCGCAAATGCGTTTCTCAACTGCATTAAAGCGGACATCATAGAGGAAATATTGGCGTTTACCGATTGGCTGTACTGCGCTAAACTCTGCATACCTTCTGCAAATGCAGACTGTATGGTACCAATCAGCTGAAATACAGTGGAGTACAGTACAGACATACCAACCATTTTAGGCAAAGAAAAGCTATTTCGACCGCCAGAGCGACCAAAAATCCCACCGGATGAACGCCCACGAGATTTGTTTGAGCGTTTCCTCTGGCTTACTTGTTGCGTTTTTTTGCCCTGATTTTCCTGCAACCTCTCTTGAATATTTGGTATTTTAGAACGTGCAAGTGCAATAGTATCTTTCAGATTAAGATTTGCTATTTTTGATTTTTGGCTTATTCTCTCCAACTGCTTTTCAAGCGGTTTCATCTGTTTGGCGTTTCCACCGGCAGACTTTAATTCTTCTATGGTTTCGGTCAGAACTCTAACCGTATTTTCCATATTTTTAAATTCTCGTTCTGCCTTTTCGACTTCTGGAAACTTAATTTCACTAAGTCCGAGTTTTTCTAAGTCAACTCTAAATCCATTGATAAGGCTTTTTGATTCCTCTATGGTTTCAGCGAATTTCCCATTATCAATATCCAGAACGCCTGTCATGCCAAGATTTTTTGAAATCTCCTTTTCTATTCCAGAAAATCTGTCTGTTTTTGCGGCGTTTTCAGAAACGCGTCCCATTGCGGCGGCAAGCTGCCCTGCAACGGAAACGGCACTGCTTGTTTCGCTCGTTAAATCAGACATAGATTCTGCGGCATCCTGTATCGGCTTTCCGTTAATCTGCTTGCCTATGTCAAAAATAGGAATGTCCTTCAAATGACTATAATCTTCAACAGGTGCAGATTCTTTTTTTGACTTTTTTGTGAGTTGTCCGAGATTCACGCCTTTTAACGCAATACCGATTTCCTTTGCGCTTTTTGCGGCTTTTGAAAAGTTGTGTGCTATGATTCTTGCTTGTTTCGCAAATTCTTTTATGCCGTTAATCTCTATTTCTGGCGTTTTAATGCTCTCCAAAGCAGATTTAATTTCACGAATCTGTTTTGTGGAATCTCCTGTTTTCCCGATACCATCAATAGTCTTGCTTAACTTTTTGACAGACTTTTCCGCATCGGCGGCATCCGCAACAATCTTTATCTCAAGTTTATCTATTTCACTCATTGTCCATTTCCACCACCTTCCCATAGCGTTAAATAGGTGGTAATAGAATTAACCATTACCACCTAAATACTATTTCGGACTTTCTGGCAAACCAGATTCACGAAGTGCCATTATCCTTTTTTTCATTTCAAATACCGCAATCTCTTCATTTGATTCAGCATTCCGCTTTTTTTCGCTAACGGAAAGGATAGGTTCTTTGATATACTCGTTTTTCGCCTTATTTCCTGCCAAATTCCGCTCTACACCGACAGTAACGGCGGCAAGCGTATACTGACCGTTTATCCAATTCATGTAATCTGCATTTCTGACACGTTGGTTGTACCCCTCTGCAATCGCAGACAATATTCTCGGGTTCATTCTCCAAAATTCATCCCACGAAACCCCGATAGAGTATGCCTGTGGGAACCATTCAGCAATCAACAACTCACGAAACGATTTGTATTTTTTTCTTATTCCGCTTCGCTCTGATTTTCCGCAGTTTCCGCTTCCGCTGTCTTGTTGGCAGCCCGAAAAAAATCAGACTGCTCCATAGCGTCAGACATAGCTTCTACCATTTCTTCAAAACTTCCTCCAGAAACAATGTGTTTCTGCATTTCTTCCCCAGCTTCATTTTTTCCAATTCCAGCGCAGATGCCGAAATAAGCTCTCATCATAGACATAGGTTTATCCTGCATGACCTCAAGAGAAATACCCTCGTCCTCCAAGTCACAAACAAGGTTAAAATCAAATTCTTTTGCCTTATACACTTTTCTGTTAATGGTAAAGTTTTTCATTTGCATAACTCCTTTTTTCTACTTAATTTACTGTATTTCGGCTATGGATTTATCATAGTCAGCCATATTAGCCGATTCTATATTCAATGGCTGACTTAACCTTTTTTTGACAGTGTGATTGTAGTCGGATAGCCATTCTCGTCTTCCGTTACCGCAACATCATAATCATTCTCAATCCACTTAGGAACTGTTTTCACAGCCACGGTTGCAGTGCCTGTCAAATGGTCATCCGTAGCTTCATCTGGAGCAAAAGATTCCTGACCGATAAAAGCGCAGATACCTTCTGAGCCTTTGCCATCCGTACCGTATAAGATACAAAAATCCAGTTCCTTTCCCTCGTTTGAAACCATGTCATCTTTGTATTTCTTTTCAAATGCGCCAGAAATCTCCATTGATCCAGCCGCACGCCTTCCCATTTCCTGTGTTTCTACAAGGTCTTCCAGCGTGGATGTATCCACCATGTTCTGAGAACCAAATGGGCTTGGAATGGCTTTCGCCCTCAACAGAAGTTTATAAGTGCCTGCCCAGTAAGAACCTTCTGTTTGACTTGATGTTTTTTCTCTATAAATAATTCTGGATTTCAAACCTGTTGCCATATTTCATTCCTCCTTTTTTGCATAAAAAAATAAAGCCCTAAATGGCTTTATCACGTTAAACTGTCATTTGCTCCTATTACTCTTTGGAATCTTGCGGTACTTCTGTATGTATCCCCCTCATTAAATTCTGGAAGGGCAATAACCTTGAACCGCATTTCTTTGAATACGTCTGCTACAACAGACATTATTCTGCCTACATCCGATTGGCTTGTGTTTGTAAATACATCAACTTGGAAGGTTTCCAAGGTTGCGTTTATGGAAAGTCCCTCAAGGTCTGCTCCACGTTCCGCCGCCGCCATACGATGAATATAGACGGTAGGGAAGATGGCATCACTTAATTTCTTTCCGTTGCTTGTGAAGTATATGGTCGGATATTTCGATTCCAATTTTGGCTTGGCTTTCGCCTTTACGATTGAAAACACAACCGTTCCAAGGTCATAAGCCCATGAATTATCACTCAACCAAACACCTCCTTTGCAACTTCCGCAATCTTTTCTGCTAATTCTATGGAAGTTTCATACATAAATGGGCGAGAGGGCATACCCTTTGTCCAGTGCCATTCGCCGTCACGAAAGTAAAACCATCCTTTTTCTCCATGATTATTTACGTCATACTTCCAACCAACAATGCCAATATCGGGATGCGGATTTTCCTTCCCGACAACGGCTGTACCGAATTCAATAAATTTTGCCCAAACGCATCCAGTGTACACAATCCACGTTGCACCTTTTTTAATAACCGCCCCTTGCTCATAATTGATACTGCTAAGAAGTTCTCCTGTATAAACAGCATCGTATTGAGCAACCTTCATTTTGGCAGTCTGTGCGCCGATTTGAGCGAGTTTTTTCGCAAACTCGTTACATTTATCGGTTAAGCTATATGCGTAGTTCTCAACCTCTTTTACGGCGTTCTGGATGGACTTATTGGACATGATGTTGATTGATATTTTCTTAGGCATAGAACCACCTACAAAATTTCAAGTTCTTGGAACACTTTAAATATTTTTGGCGATTGTATTGCAATCCAGTCAACCATTTCCTCGTTCTCAGCCCATGCGCCATAAATCCCGTGTGTATTGGAAGATAAACCACTTTCAAAAAGAAAGGCATGGACTATCTCATGCCTAAGTTTCCTTTTATTTAAGTTGATTTTCCCATCTTCCGTTAGGTGTTTTTCTTTTGGATTTAATACATAAATCACTTTGTCATAGAAATTGCACAAGGCATCCGCCGATTCCTCAAAATCCGAAAACCGTTCCGGATATTCATCCACAAACATAATTGAATACTTCTCTCCAAGAACATTTACAGTTTTATTTTCCATACTGCACCTACTTTACATTCTTTTGCAAAAGAAACAAATCAACCGTCAGACCTTCATCCGCAACGCCCTTGACAATGTAATCGCAGCTTGTCTTATCGACCATTGCCGCTTTATACTGCACTGCTGATTTCTTCCACACCAAATCTCCGACAGACAAAGGAAGTTTTCCCTTGTCATCGACAATCTGAACGAAATTTGTTGAATTATCAACGCCAAACTCCTTAATAAGAGATTCGCTCAATTTGTTACTGATTGAAGCATAGAATGGAACTGGTGCATCGTATCCCATTGTGTATTCCCCTGTTTCTATCGGCACTTTGTTTCCGTCCACAGTGATGTATTTCAAATTGCCATCCTCGTCCGTATCATAGACAGGGACTTGACCGATTTGCTTTGCATAGAACATCTTTTGTCTGTTAATATCGAGCATTTGAAACCACCTACTCATGATTCATTCGTTCCTCAAGAGTATCAAGCCTATGATGTGCAGATTTAAGGCTCTGCTCCAACTTGATAATCTTGTCATTGTGCTTATTGATTTCTTCCCTCATCGTTGAGATCTCCGACTTTATTTCCTGTGTTGTTCCTGCGATAGCATCCAGTTTCATATTGATTCTGGTGTTATCCTTCACACGTTCCTCAATATCCTTTGTGTCTGTATGCTTGCTACTTTTCAACCCGAAAAAGACGGAAAATGCCAAAGAGACTATGCTTATGAGGTATGCTATTTCGACTTGCATTTCTGTACCGCCTTTCTGCTTAATAATTGCGCATCAGCCCACCGCCACTTGATACGATGCGCCCCTGCTGCCGTTTTCCAATAAATTAAAATCTATCGAATTTAATTGAAATTAAGTAGAAAATTTAATGAAATTTCATTTATTTTCGCTCAAACTTTCATAATTCTATAGAATTATTGAAAGTATACTTAACATTTTGAAACGGCAACGCACTAAAAACGACTAAAGGGGTCGATACCAACCCCTTTAAAGAACCTTTACAAACGGGTATACGCCAAAGAACAAATCTTCTCTATTCTTCCAAGAACGGCTCACTCCGTTTTCAGAATAGCTTGCCATATATGCTTCTCCTGCCTGTGAGCGGTCATATACTGCCAAGTCAACGATATTGTTTTCAAATCTTTTCAAATCCTTGGCAATATCATCCTCTGTGTATGTATCTGGATACATACGCTTTATGGCAATCTCCTTTTTCGCCTGCTCTATCAGTTGGTTCAAAAGCGGATTTTCTTCCTTCTTGTCGAATACCACAGTATCATCATCGTCAACGTGAAACTGCCTCAGTCTGATTTTTACTTGCTCCAAAATGCTGTAATCAGCCATAAGCAATCACTCCTTTACAGTCCGAATACGGACAAGAGATAATGTTTCAGTTCTGTGCCGTTCATTTCTTCTGCTCCATCAACACCTGTGTTCAACGCCAACTGCCGCAGCTCATTGACTGGCATACGAGCGATTTCGCTTTTGGAATATTTCTTTCCTTCCGCTTTCTCGTTAGTATCAGGCACTTCTTCTCCTGCGGCATACCATACACCCTTGTGTTTTACTATGTGTCCGTACTTCATGGCGTTCTCCTCCTTATCAATAGCACTTGATAACGAAAACGCTATCCATTCTCTCATAAGAGGGCAGTACAATTTCGGATGCAGTTGTCTTTGTATGAACAGGGTCGCTTGTCACTGTAACAGAAACTGCAACGCCTGTATTGACAATGGATACATCCGCTTCCTTACTTCCCATCAGTGTACGTTCTTCTGGTGTAGTACCGTACCATGTGTTACCCAGTGCGCCGTTAGGAATCAGTGTTGCGAAACCATCGGGATAGAATTTAGCAACTGTTCCTTCTTCGTTTTTGTACTGTTTAGAGTAAACAATGATATTTACCCCAAGTTCAGAAGAAAAGAGTTCCTTCACTCTGTTATCATTCATAAAGATATTTGCCGTTACATTCTGCGCCAGAATTGCGGATTTGATTTTCTTGTTCTGTTTCAGATAGTCCATGGTCTTTCTGGAAACAATCAAGACAGAAGGTCTTTCGCCTGTTTTCGCTTCAACAGAATCCAGTCCCACAGAAACATCATCGAGAGGGTCAGAGTTTTCTGTATCAGACCACTTGTCAGTTGTTTCAGTCAGCTCCGCAAAGTTTGTTTTCTTGTACTCTCCGTCTGGGTCATAATTGAATCCGTACGTAACGCCGTTTGCCTCAATGGAAATCTTAGGAGAACCATCAGCAGGGGAGAGCAACTGCATAATCATTCTTTCCGGCACAACATTTGCACCTTCAATCAGAGTGTTTGCATCGTCAAAAATTCTACTCAAAACATCCGCTGCGTAAGGGTCTGAAGAATCCTGCACACGCATGATTTCCTGCTCATCAATTTCCTTCACAATCATGGATTCACGGAAGAACGGCATTTCAGTTTCTTTAACAATGAAGCCTTCTCTACTTCTGATTGTAGAGTTTGCATCAAAATTGGAAGGAGCCAAGGAAACAGGCAATCCTTTAGATGTTTTAACCCATTTCAAATCCAGACCCATTTTCTTTTTCGCAGGGAACAGACCTTCACCAAGATATGGGATTCTATTACTCGCAACCTCTGTCTGCACAAGGGCAATCGCCTTTGCGTTGTATACATCTCTAATGTTCATTACTTTACACCTCCTTATTCAAATACAATCAGCGGCATGGCTGTTTTTGCTTCGGTCGCAATCGTGATTCCTGCGTTTGCATTTGCATTTGCTTCATTCACGGAAGCGAACGCCCTTACGATAGTTCCGTTGGGGTTTTCATCGTATGTGTCAGAAAGCAAAATCCCGATAGCTGTATTGTCATTTACCTTCTTCCCCTCTGCGGAAATAGGATTTCCAGCCTTACAAACGCCTTCTGTAAATGCGGAATCATCCAGTTTTATGGGTACAAACAATTCGCCGCCAAGCCTTCTTTTCAGAATTTCCTTTTGCATAACCACGCTTTTTTTATTGAATTTCATAGTTTATTCAGCCTCCTTACATATAGTCTTTTAAAACAGATTCAGCCGTTTTATTTGCATCAGACCATTTGCTACCGATTTCTTTTGCAATTTTTTCTGTCTCCGTCTGTGTTTCGCCGCCGCCATTACTTCCGCTGGGATTGGTGGAATTTTTTGCAATTTCATCCTCTTTCGCTTTGGCAGCAGCCGTTTCTTTATCAGAGATAATCTGTCCGAGAACGTCATAATCGAAAGAGCCGTCATCTTTTACAATCTGCGCCGCCTGTTCAGCAGTTACTTTGAATTTCGCAGCCGCAGTGCTTCTCTGCGTAGCCAATGTCTGTGCCTTCTCAAGTTCTGCGATTCTTGCATTTGCTGTTTCCAACGCTTTATTGGCTTTTTCAGTTTCAGACAAACCGTTTGATTCCAATTCGTCAATCTTTGCCTGTAATTCGTCTGCCTTATCGGCTTTTTCTTTGTACTGTGCGATTTTGTTTTTTTCGTTCAACACTTCCTTGTTACTTTGATTCAGCAAATTGGTAATCTGCTCATCAGTTGCCTCTGGGAAAAGTTTCAGCACATCTTCTCGTTTCATGGTTATTACCTCCTGTTCTTTTACTCACGCTTTTGTTACCGCAGGTCGCACCTGCTGAGTTTGCTATTTACCGCATAGCTGCTTAATTTTTATAAACAAAAAACAGCCCCTAAGGACTGTTTAAGTTTTCGTGTATTTCAGACTACATCTGCAATTTACAATTTCTTCCGCACTGGCCCCTAAAGAGTAGTCACGAGGGAAGGACATTTCAGATGCACCTATTTGAAAAGAATCGAATATCCCGACTTTATATCCGTTTGCTTCTGCGTGCGTATGCCGCACCTTATCATCATTCATGGTTATCCATGTTTTGTATTTATAACCTTGCTTAACCATTCTGGTGTATTCTCGGTAGTTGCCAATGGTATTCGCTTCATTTGCCGCAATATTCATGGCACGCTCAACAGATGTAAAGTAGGGCGTATCCTTATTTTCAATCGTTGTTCGGATAATATCTTCTGTGATTTTCTCCGAGTATTCTTTTATGTATGCTGGTGGTTCTCTGACCTTTAGAAACTTCAACGCCGCCTTTTCGTATTCTGCCGAAACACCTTGAATGAAATCTCCTTCGCTTTCTCCTTGTTCCAAAAAAGCATAAAAAAAAGAAATAAAAATCGGCTCAAGTTCTTTCGCTAACTCAAGCCGTTCTTTCTTTTCTTCGTCGGATATTTCCATTTCTCCGAAATAGGTTTCATATACAATTTTCTCTGTATGAAATTCGTCATTCGGGACTCTTGACATGAAACCACCTCTTTTTTATTCTTCTGCAACCGTTTGAGACTGTTTTGCAATCTCCGCCGCCTTTCGTTCCTGTTCTTCCTTTTCTTCCGCCGTCTGCCACAAAGCGTCCATATAAGGCTTTGAAAGAAGGAAGGTTTTTTCGGAATCTCCCCATAAGCCAACAGTCTTAACTGCGATAAGAGGGTGTATTCCTGCCTGTAACAGTTGATAGAGTGTCTGCGATTTTGTATACATATTGTCTTGCGGACTATGATTTATCTGCACATCAAAATCTCTTGTAGTAATGCCTAAATCCTCATGCTTAATACGAATGATATTCAGCACTACCTTTGCAAGGCGTTTCTCTGCCGCTTTTACAATTGGGTCTTTCAATTTTGCTCTCGTCTTTGAGAAATCCCAGCCATTACGAAGTTGCACCGCCCCTTGCGTATCTCCGCCGGAGTTGTTATTGTTTTTATTCGGCACCGCAAGGATGGAAAGGGCATTGTCCCATAGGTCATCCTTTGCAACCTGTGATTCAGTCTGGTTCAATTCCTGTGTCATGATATCGACATCAGCTTTGTTTTCGCCGTTATTTGATTTAACAACCAACGCACCCTGCATTTTCATTTTCCCAAATTCTTCCGAATCGATATCGCAGTTTACAAATTTTATCCACGATTGCACAAACTGTTCAATGGAATCCATGCGGTTTGACTGCATATTGTTAATGGAATCCAGAATGTCAATGACAAGTTCAATATCAGATAACCGCTCATGGTTATTAGGGTATTCCACAATCGGTATACCGCCAAAAGCATGAAGTCTCCAATCTGTAACGGAAGAATCATGTACTTCACAGGAATGTGTCTCCGTAAAGCACCTCTTATACAGTTTTCCGTTCCTATCCTTCGATTCCTGCACCGCCAAAATCGGTTCTTCTGTGTTTGCGTTATAAATCACAAATGTGTTCAGCGGAGTAGGGGATACAATACGAAATTTAATATCGCCATCTGAAAATTGAACCGCTTTAAACGATGTACCTGTTGCGGACTGCCATTCTCCAGACTTAATATCCTTTGACTGTTTATCAACATCCACCATGTAATCATTCAGAATGTCTACAGCTTTGTTTATCCGCTCATCATCCTTGCGGCTAACAAATTGCACAGGCTCACCGTATGTTTGCCCGACCTTGAACTGTACGATTTCATATGCGTGGTTTTCAACAACCTTATTCACGATATCGTCTCTAACAACCTTTTTTCGATAACGTATCGACTGGTCTCCCTTGTAGTAATTCCAAAGGTATTCGATAACGGTTTTATTGAAATTGAAAACTCCGATACACTTTCCGATTACAGAAACGATATTTTCTGGCGTTATTTTCTCCACGTTTGTGTATGCAATTTTTCTGCCGTAATTCCCACGAACAATCTCTTGGAGTGTCATTCTATTACTCATGCGGCACCTCCCGATAAAAAACAAAACAAAAAACACCGACAAGAATCGGTGTTCGTCTGCTTGCATATTTCTTTATTCTAAATATACCACACTTTTTCGGGACATTTAGGACAACTTTCTAATTTTCGAGAAAACGATAAAACATTTTCTTTACACTATCCTCAGTATTGCCTCCAACCCTTCTTGCAACATCAGCCCAAGAAAGACCATCAATAAATCTAAGACGGATAATTCGCCTCATGTGGCTATCGTTTATATCCGCTATAAACGCTTCAACTTTGTTTATCGTTTCCAACAACTCTAATTCAAGTTCGCATAATGTCGCTTTCCTTGAATAAAGCAACGCTTTTTTTCTGTTATATTCTGGATAGGGGAAGCCCTCAATGACAAATGTTTCCAATCCGCCAACACCGCCAGATACTTTATCAAGAACGGTTCCTTCCTGCTCAATTTTTATAATCTGCAGCTCAAGAATCGATATCTTTTCTCTTACCTCGGCACATTCTTGTTGAAGGTCTGTGTATTGCTTTAGAATTTCCTTTGTCAATAATATACGCCCCCTCTAAACGGATTTATGGTTGCCTCTACCTTCGCAATCCTATTTCCCTTTGTGATTCTTACCGCAAAGTTTGAAAAAACGTCTGGAACGTCATCAAACTGTTTCTTGCTACTTACAGAATATCGTTTCAAAAGTGACATCATTACTCCGTAAGGCTCTTTCGGGGAATACATGGATTCATCCTTGAAAATAACGTGCTGCAATATCCAGTTGGAACACTGGAAAATCCTTGCCTCTTTGTTCGTTTCGGTAGGCGTATCTGTAATATTGCAAATCCAACCCTTAGCCTCTACACGTTTATTCACTTCCATAGCAACCCTGTCTCCGCCTGCGTTTCGCTCAAATTCGCACTCCTGTACTCCATTATTGACAATAGCATTTGCGGCGTTTTCATATTGCATTTCATAGTCCGCCGTATTATCGCATACGCAGTCAACACAGTAATAGTCATCTCCGTATTTTTGCAGGATTGGCAGGACAAAATAGTCTGTGCCTTTTCCCTTCGTGTCGCACTGTGCGGTAATAATTTCTGGTTCGCCATGTGGGAGATTTAGGTATCTTCGTATCTTGTCTTCAGGGAAAACCAATCCCTCACGCTCAATAGGCTCCTGCTTATACAGACAACGATACGAAATATCGTCCATCAACAACTGCTGGTCTTCAAAAAATTCTTTTGTAAACCCAGAAAATTCGTAATCGAAATTGCTTTCTTGCGTAATCGGGTCAATATCTGGTACTGCTATGGTTTTAACCCTCGGATTTCCTTCATACATATTTTGAATACGCCCGATAACATCATGCACAGACCATCGTGTAGCAATATGTATTTCCTTGCAGTTTTTGCCTTCGGAATCCTGTATTTTCCTCTGTCTCGCATCGACTGCGTATTTATTCCACAGTTTATCAAGTATCATAGGGTTCATTGCTTCTTCGATACCGCCTATCATATCATCCACAAGTAGAAATTTCGATGCACGAACCTTACCAGCGTTCTTACTACCTACGGATGTACACTGAACAGAGGGGAAGGGTTTATATTTTCCTACGTTAAACTGCTCCATCTTTGCGTTTGTACTGGTAACGTGTAGGTTAGGAAATATCTCGTTCCATGCGTAATCGTCTATGTTCGTGACAATATCGTACACACCATCGTAGTACATCCTCGTAATATCCCCGCTGTGAGAATAAAAGAGGTTAAAGTCTTTCGGAAACCAACCAATGACCGCTGCGTTGAAGAATTTCTCGATGGTTGTTTTCCCTGCACCAGGAATTAGGCTGATGCACAAAATATCATATCTATCATCAATCATCCCTTGCAGTGCATCCATCAGACCGATTTTCAAAAACTGTTTTCTTCTCGGCATATAAAACCGTTCTTTCGGCTCTCTTTTGTGTTCGATATAACGAAAGAAACTATCGACAACCTTATTCTGCGCTTCTATCAGTAAGACGGAATAAAATTTCTCTATAATTTCATAGCTTACTTTTTCTTTGAAAGCGTATTTTTCTAAGTCCCAAATTGTACCGCCAGAAGTATCAACGCAAAAGGTTTCAATGATTTCCTTACACCTTTTTGAGATTTTAAGACCGTACTCAATATCCTTCTCATTCGTAGCAGCGGTTTTGACAGCTTCGCAATACGCATCAATAACCTGCTCATTGATCCCATTTGTTTCTATGTATTTCTCGTAGTCCTGTACGGCACTTATCAATTCAAAACTTGCCATTAAAAAAAGCACCTCCGCTCAAATAAGCAAAGGTGCAAAAATCCTTTGCCCTCAGATGTTTAGGGTTAGCGGCTAACTTCCAAATTGTTAGTCGGTAATTGTTTTTAGTTTATGTCTGTAATAGTTTCCACAAAGCAGTTGTAGTAAATATATCTTTTTCCGTCAAAATCAAATTTAACATAACCGCCACTGGTGGTCTCGATATCAATTTTCCCTTCATAATTTGCTATTTTCTTGCCATCCGCTGTATACACAGTAATGGTTCTCTGCAATCCTCCTTTTGCATCGTTTCTAGCATTTGCAATCATTTTGCCAAGAGTTGCAGCACCAGTCATTCCGCAAACTAAAGCGAAACCTATTGCTACCAAGAAACAAATTTTTTTCATGTGCATCATACTCTCCTTCCTTGACGCAGTCAGTAGGAATCGAACCTACACATCATTTTGACGGACGGATTAGCAATCCGCTACGATACCATTACGCCATGACTGCAAATTATCTCACATACCTTTCTTTCCTTCTCCACGCCTCATCATTGTACTTCTCAAGCCATTTACACCGTTTAGCAATACATTTATGCTTGTAAGCAAGCTCCTTGTTCAACGCCCCAGTATGAGCCTTACAGTGGCAATATCCGATTGCGTTTCCTATGTATTTACCTGTTATTGATTTCTCTCTCATAGGCAAAATCCTTGCATAATACCAGTTTTGCAATTTTAACACATTCTTTTCGGTTGTCAGTATCGGTGCATTTACCGTCTTTGTTGTATCTGCAAGTTCTTAAATCGCAATCACTCATTTTCGCAACTCCTCTTTAAATTTGAGAAATTTCTCCAGTTGTTCTTGGTCTTTTTCAGTCCCGAACAGTGTATCAGGGAATGGCTCGCCTTTTATGTACATGTTGAAGTATTTTGATGCAGTAGGCACGCTGATGCCGATATGTCTTGCAGCCTTGGAAAGCGTCATCCGACCGCTACAGAACGATTCAAATGCTTCAAAGAATTTTTTCTTGCTTATGGTTTTTACGCCTTGCGCCATTGCAAACACCGCCTTTCGTTTTCAATCAAATAATCGGGATAACGTGTGCGTCTCCGATAGGCAGAAAGGGGTACATCCAATCTGCCATCGGCATTTTTTTAATTCAAGTGGGATTTACGCAACCAACACTCTATTCTGGTGCGACCAGACCTCTTAGATGGGTGTGGATTTGCACCACACATGAACCGCATTCCTATCAGCGTCCTCCGTACGATATTGTACCCGACCACTATCAGTTCTTAGATATAAGCGTTTACCTATTCCGCCACCATCTACCATAATTCAAAATTGAATTATCCTATGCCTACTCGCAGGCTAATAACCCGGGGTAGGCCCGCTTTATCGCAGACCTAAAAGAATGCTTTCGGCGCACGCATTTTTACAACGATTTTAACCCATAAGGTTGCGAGTAAGGTTTTCATCGTGAACCCAAACGCCAACAGAGGGATTTGAACCCCCATGTCGGATTCTAACCGACACAATGGTTTTCAAGACCACGCCGTTATAACCGTTTCGGTATGTTGGCAGAGGATGGGGATTTAAAAGACACCATCTCTAATAGTGAAATCCGAATCGACCTCACCTAAATCAAGTTTCTATCCAATCCCCATCATGATTTTTCAGTTTTTGGTTTATTGTCAGTCACGAAACCAGCAAAACGGACTGCCTTGAACGCAGTTTTCATCACTCCAAGTATGTTGGTAGCGTCCATACCCTGTTGATGCCATCCTGAGCATCCCGCATCGTTGCTCTCCGATGTGTCACAATTCCTATCGGTTTGTGTTCCGTCCGATTTCCACGGAGGGGAGCGACCCCGAATCATACGACCAGTCAGCTCGATCAATGGTTGCGATAAACCATGATACCGAAAGACCGCAAATGGATTCTCTCGGACTTGAACCGAGGACCGTCCGGTTATGAGCCGGATGCTCTAACCAACTGAGCTAAGAATCCAGAGTGGGGCGTGATGCCGTTAAAACGCCCCAAATATGAAGTTGGTGTTTGGTCTTGTTGCCAGTCCCCATCGGCATACAAGCCAAAAACCCACCGAGCCGTGCGATGGCTCTTAACAGGATTCCCCTAGTGGGTGAAAGGTCGTGTTATTCATCTGGAAAAATGTCCAAAAACCAGATGAAAAGCACCAGATGGGAATCGAACCCACGCCGTTAGATTGGAAGTCTGACGTTCTGCCATTAAACTACTGGTGCATATATAAGACCCTGCGTCCGAAAATCAGTGTTTAATATCTCGGCATATAGAAAAAGTCACCACAATTCGGAATGTCTTTCCTTATGACAAGGCATAATTTTTGGAATATTTCATAAGACCGCTCTGTTTTCGTATAGCGACCAAGTAGTATTCGCTCCCTATCTTTTTCTGCAATGATTTCTTTCCCGTGTCTAAAAATATCTATTCTATGAAATTTATCCTTGCCAACAGAATGCTTTCTATCTTGACTAATAATCGTTATCATCATGCTCACTCCTTTGGCATATAAAAAACTGTACTGCCAGAGAAGGGGAGTTCTTCATACAGAGCGTGAATCTCTGCAAGCACTTCCATTGCTCGATCTTCGTTCCTATATTCTCCGAGAACAATAGACTTGAGTGTTATATCGTTAAGGATGGCCTTGACATAATTTTTAACTACTAACAGTGATACTCCACTTTCATCAATGGAAGCTGTTCTATCTTGGCTTAAAATTCTCATGCCATTCACTCCTTCGGTTCAAAATAATCACAGCCATAATCATATTCCGTGTAGTCGGTGTAGTAGTCACTATTCTCGTTATTGCAGGCAAAAAGCAACTCATGGTCTACACTGGCATATCTGCACTTACCGCAACATTCTTTTTCATCGTACATTTGTGACATCGCCTACTTACTCTTTCAAAGTGTAATCTTCGCAGTTATTATTGAGTCTGCAATAATGGCCTACATAACCTATACTTCCGTAATTTTCCCGTTCCTCAACAATGCAATATTCGCAGTCAATACAGGTTGTATTTGGATGATACTTTGGTCTTGTAGGAGATTTTAATTCCTCAATCTCCTTTTTCAGATTTTCGATTGTACGGTCTCGCACATCGACATCGAATTCTAGATCCTTAATTCTTCTAAATGGGTTTATGCGAAACATTTTTGTCACTCCTTTATGCAAGATAGGGGCTTTTTGTTTTTGCGGATATTTGTGGGACTAAGTAGGGTCTTTTTCTAATCCCATCCAGACCCCCACCCCCGTCCATTCTCAACGGCGGAATCATCCAAGCCGCAACAACCGCTGTTCATCCGCATTGGCTATAATTTTCTGTATTTATTCGCAAAATGATAGTTATGCGAATAGTTTTAAATCAATATATTGTGTCAAGCATTTATTTTAAACTAGATATTGATTTATTCGTTTCCGCTGTCCGTCAATCTGTCTGCATCTTGTGCAATTTCAACAGTTTTAACCTCGTTCAGTCTTGGAAGTTCGGCAGCTGATAGGGCGGTGCGATGTCTGTTAGCATCTGGCGCATATGGGCTGTTCCAACCGTAAAAGTGATTTAGGATTGCGATAACGCCTACAGGGTTCTGCTTTCCTGTGGCTAGTTTGCCCGATAAACTCTCAAGCCTTACATCTACTAGCTTTTTGTAGATTTTGAAAGCTTTATCACTTAGTTTTTTATTACCATTTCCCCATTCTTTTATTGCATCTCTACTTATCCCTGTTAAAAAACTAAACCCATTGATAGATACTTCTTTATCATTCATCAGGGATATATATATATATATATCGCAGATATGGTCTACAAGCTCATAGTCATAGGCATTACAATTGCTCATTGCTCCTATACCATTCTTGAATAAAATACTAGATTTTAACTGTTTAACATCTGGGAATACAATTTTTTTAATATACATTAGGGCGGCATTCCAGACGCTTTGTGATTCCTTGGACATGTCCGAAATTCCCTTTTCGGCACAAAACGAATCTAGACACGCCTCGATTTCTGAATCGTAAATTTTATTTTCCATGATCCGCGCCTCCTTCCTCGTTCCTGCTGCGGTAAATTAAAAAAGCCACAGAAAAAGATTTTAATCTCGTCCTGTGGCGTGTTGGTATCTCTGTAAAAAATTGGGGTGCCGTCCTTGCCGTTCAGGTCATCCAGGGCAACGGCGTTAGCTGGATGCCTTTTAAATTCAATTTTCTTTCTTGTGGGATATAATACAAAAATTTAATCATTCTGTCAATAGGGAATTTTATTTTTTATGATTTAATCGGTTTCTGTATTTGTTTTAGGATTTAATATATTACTACGTACTTAAATTCTTTTTAAGATTTCATTCTTGAATATATTAAATTTCATTGGTTTTACTGTATGAAGTAAAATACTAGATTACATTCTTTTTAACCCCTTACAGATACAGATGCTTGTATGGGGTATCGGTGTCTAAAATAAGCTAGATTTTCTAAGCTATACAGTTGTCAATTATCATCCGGAACATATTCGATTAAGTGTTCTGGCTGCATATTTAGGATTTTACAAATATTGTTTAACGTTTTCATGCTGATGTTTGTATCATTTTTCTTAATTTTCCGCCATGTTTCTTGCGAAAATACCCCGTATTTAATCGCAGTATAAGAAGTAATTCCAGCCGTTTCTAACGCCTCGTAAACAGAAAATTTGAACCGAATCATGTTTATCAATCTCCTTTCTTCATTTTATATTATCATACTATTTTTGAACCACAAAGTCAATGGAATATATCTTTTTAAAGACACAAAAATATATCTCAAAAAAGATAGAAAATTGTCAATTAAAATAACCGCCATTTCTGGCGGTCAGGTTTACAATGTTTCTAATCTCGCTCTGGTGAGCATCTCGGCTCGTTTCTTTTCCTTCTCTGCGGTCTCCATCGCCATAAGCTGGGCATAGGTGGCGGCATATTCTGGATTGGCTAGCAGCTTGCGCCGCTCCTGCTCCTCCTGTTCTTTCCGCTCCTGTCTTTCTTCCTCCTGTCTGATTTCGTCTGTTTTCCTGTTATCGAACATGGCTTGAATATCCTCAATAGTCATCGGTTTCAAGCCGTTTTCGGGCGTGCTGTCGGGTGTTTCCGCATCGGGTATGGGATTGAACGGTTCTGACGTTTCCGGCTCTACAGGGGCAATCTCAACTGCTTCTGTATCTGGTGTAGAATCCTGTATTTCTGCGGTTTCTGCGTTGTTCTGTTCTTCCTCTGCCTGCGCTTCTTCCATGCAGTCCAGATATGCAAGCACGCTTTCATTAATTACGCCGTTAATCGTCAGCCCTAAAGCCTTTATTCTGTCTATGGTGCCATTCGGAAGCGTTGCGGATACTCTGTCATAGTTTTCCTTTATCTTTTCATTCTGTCTTTTCATCCTTGCCTTGTATTTTTCTATCATTTCCTTTTCACTCTTTGCCATGATTGCATACCTCCATTTAATACGCATTATTATTGATATAATTAAATGATACAATAATGCAATGAATAAGTCAATTATTATATAAAACTTAATTTAAATTATTTACATTATTTTTGAAATAATATTTTATTTAATTTTGCATTTATGTATTGACATTACTAATTAAATATGATAATATAAGACCATAGAAAACAACAAGGGACAACGAAGGAGGAAATAACATGGTAAAGCTTTACATCGTATTTTTAAACTATGGATTTAATGGCGTTAAATATTTTAAAAAATATAGCAACGCTAAAAGACTTGCGGATTTGAAAAAAGAAAACGTCGAAATTGAATCTGTTACACCGAAGGAATTTACAGAAATAATTTTTGAGGATTGAGCCGAAACGGTCAAGAATGACCGTCAGCCGTGGGATAGTCTCCCGGCTCTGATGATGGCAGACGAAAAAGGAGAAATGAAAATGACAAAGAAAGATTTAATGAAAGAATTTAACGAATTACAGGAAGAAAAGAAATGCAGAATCGAAGGTATTTACTGGAATAGCAATAAAAGCAGCATCCAAAATGCGATTAACTGCTTAAAATGTTCCGATGAAATGCTCGAAAAATATTTAATCGTTGTCAGCCTTAAATATGAAAATATCGGGAAAACGATTAAAAACAACGGAGATTTCAAACATCATCCGCACAACAGACTTTACGTTTTTAACACCGCAAGGTCAATTTTAGCAGATTAAGTCGAAACCGCCTTCGGGCGGTATTGGGTAGGACGGCAACCTTCCAACTGATGAGACAAGCCAAGGGAAAAAAGGCATCCGCAGGGCTTGACGTTCTGCGGATTGGCTGTGTAGAAAAGGAGAGATAACCGAATGAAAAAAGAAAAGTTTTTCGCAGTCCGTCAGCTTGCAGGGCAAAAAAAGGAGCGTGTGCTTGCGGAAGGGTACAGGGTGGAGCGCGGAGAATTTGTTTTTTATATCTGCGGCTCTGGTGGCTCTTGGAGCGTGACGGAAAGAAAAAGCGGAATGCTGATAGGCGTTTACGGAAAAACCCGAAAAGAATGTATAGAAAAATTACAGGCGTTCGACCTGTCAAGGCTTGAAAAATTCGACCTTGAGAAGATGAACAAGGAAATGCTTTCTCTGCCCCTCTGCGACTTGTGA